ATATTGAGAGCTATTCAAGAAGTAGGAATGTCTCAAGCCTATATCAAATTAGGTATGAAAAAATGTATATCAATCGAAAGCATCATAACAGGAAGCATTTTTCAGAATAAAATTATTTGGGATTTAATGCCTACGCCTATTCCAGAAATTCCGCAAGAAGAAAAAGTTTTAATTGAACAAGAAATTGCACAGCATATTATTGAACAATTCCAGCCTTTATTATCACAAATTTCGATATTGCCACCAGAAGAGCAATTGATGGCTCAACAGCGTATTAATAGTTTGATAACAGAAAAAATGCAGAACATGAAAGAACAGGTGGAAAATGCAATTAATGATAAGGCAATGGAAAAAGCAGAAAGAGTTTCTAAGCAGATTTACGATGAATTCATAGAAGGCGATGTTTATCACGAAATCATGAATTTCATCAAATACTATGTCAGATACTCTTTTGCAGTAATGAAATTTCCAGTTTATAAAAGAGCTAAAAAACGAAAGTATTTAGAAGGATACGTTCCAGTTGTTGTTGATGAAATAATTCAGACTGCAGAAGCAGTCAATCCTTTTGATATTTATTTTACAGAAGATACAAGGGATTTAAAAACAGGTGAATTGTTTCAGAGACATAAAATTCACAAAATTGAATTACAGGAACTAATCGGCATGAAAGGATATGACGAAAAAGCTATACGCCATATTTTACAAAAGAGACCGAAAGGTTATCAGAATATTGAAACAACAGGAGAACTTGAAAGAAAGCAGTTAGAAAAAACAACTCATGACAGCACTTTGAAACAATTAGGGATGTATGATGTTTTAGAATTTTGGGGAATTGTAGATGGTAAAGATTTGTTAGATTGGGGATATGATGACAAAGATGATGAGATTGATTCCGATAAAGCATATCGAATCAATGCTTGGATTATTGATAATATAATCATAAAAGCAGTTTTGACACCTGATATTTTTGGCAACAATCCTTATTTTTTTGATTGTTATATTTCCGAACCTGATAATGTTGTAGGATTAGGCATAATGGACATCATTGATGATGTTGAACATGCCTTCAACGCTAATATTAGGGCTATTTTAAATAATGCAGGTTTTGCTTCGGGACCTATCTCACTTATCAATAAACAATTTATTCCGATAAAAAAAGAAACAGGAAAGCCAGTAATTCATCCATATCAAGTTATAGTAACGGATCAATATGTTACAGATGGCAGCAAGCCCATTCAGTTTTTTCAAAGTGATTTAGTAGCTGATAGATTAATTAATGTTGCTGCTTTTATTCAGTCTATTGGAGATGAAGTTACTATTCCAAAGCAAAGTTACGGTGAAGGCGGAGGGCAGACAGAAACCGCTTCTGGAATATCTATGCTGCAACAGGCTGCTAATATTCTGATTGAATATGCAATAGTTCGTATTTATGAAAATATCATCTATCCCATGGTATTAAGTAAATATCATTACATATTGACTTATGATCCTGATGAGAGCAAAAAAGGTGATTTAAATATTGCTCCTATACAATATAAAGACTTAATCAGAAATGCTCAAAAAATATCAAGGCTGAATGAATTTTTGCAGACAACCAGTAATCCAATGGATATTCAGATTACTGGCATTGACGGCAGATATAACTTGCTTAAAGAAATGGTAAAAATATTAGGATTTGATGCTGATAAGGTAATTCCACATAGACCGCCAAAAGAAATGCCGACAGCACAGACAGGGCAAGGTATAACAAGTAAAGGTTCACCACAGCAATTAGATTTATCAGGTGAACAACAAGGCGGAGTTAATATTAATCAATTTCAAAATCAAAGGAAATAAAAAGAAATGAATAAGACATTAGATGTTACTTGTGTTAAAGAAGCAACAGAAAAAATATCAGATTTAAAGGTTGTAGGTGATGGTGATCTTTGGCAATTATTAAGCAAAGCAAGCTCTAAAAATGAAGGCTGGATGAAATCTTCAAAAGCAATGGAAATTGAAGATGTTGGTTGTATAGTTCAAGTTAGCACTCAGCAAGATGAGTATGTAGCTGAAGCATTAGTATTTGTGCCTGGTGTACATATTGTTTATGACGTTAATAATGGTAAAAAATTAGTTTCAATTAATTAAGGAGGATTTTAAATGGAAGGTAAAAAGAAAAGGACAAAGAAAGGTTTTAAAACCACAAAAGATAAATTCAGAACTACAGACAAAACCAAGACAGGTAAAAAACCTATCAAAGTAGAAAAAGACAAGATGAATATGGATATGGGTATGAAATATTAAGGATTTTTTATGTTATGCAATAAATGGGAAAATATTAAAATCGCCATTGGGACAAAGTCTAACCAGAAAGATATAGAGCTATACGAATGTTTATCGAATCAAAAAGAGTTAATAATTACTATTATGCTTGGTGCGCAAGGATCAAGTTTATTGAATTATCAAGGGCAATTACAACTTATATCGGAGTTGATGAATTATTTTGATGATAAAAACAATGAATGAAGATATTGATTTTATAACAAAAAACGAAGAAATTGAAACAGGACTATCAACGTTCGAGAAAGTAGTTGCTTGTTTGAAGCTGTTAAAATCATTGATTAATCAGCATTATACAGGTACTTTACAGATAGATTTTGTTAATGGTGATATGGTAAAAAGAGTTAAGACTTATAAAGCAAAACATTTTTTTTTATTAGAACATAAAACAGGAAAATTTAATCAATCTACAAATTAAGGAGAATTTATGCCAGAAGGTATTGAACAAAATAAAGAAGTTAAAGAAACTAAGGACAAAAGTTATCAAGAGATAATTATGGAAAGAAGGTTGCAGAATATGGAAGGTAATCTTGCACCTGAGTTACGAGGGAATAAAGAAATTGTAGGAGAACCAAGTGATAAATATATAGAACCTACAACAGAATCAGATGAAACCGAAAAGAAGATTGAAGAACCATTGCTTGAAGAAAAAGCAGAAGATGAAAAAAAAGATGAAGTTGAAGAAAAGATTGAAATACAACCCGAAGAAAAGGCTGAAATTGATGGAATAAAATCACAATTGGCTGATTTTCAGAAGTCAATAGAACAAGACCAAGAATTGATAAGAACACTTACTAAATCGAATGAACAATTGGCTAATATTATTGAAACACAAAGAAAAAAAGAACAGCCATCAGCAGAAGCTGCTCCTGATTTAACTCAGTTCGGAGGTGAAGATTTTCAAAAAGCAGTAGACTATTTAACTTCAAAAAAAATAAAAGAGTTAGAACGTTCTTTAAATATTGATGATATAAAAAAGGTTGTGGGACAGACTCAAGTAGAAATATTTAATGAAAAAGTGCGAAAAGCAATACCTGATGTTGATACATATTTAAACGATCCTGTTTTGACAGGGCTTAGAACAAAAAATCCACATTTAGATAAAATTCTGCAAAATTCTTTTGATGGTTTAGATTTTAATACAGCTATTTCAGTTATTAACAATTTCAAAGATCTATCGGAAGTGGTTGAGAGCAGAAAAACAAAAAAGCCTGTTGTTCCCGAAGTTCCAACAGCAAAAAAAGTAGATTTGGAAAAACATGTGTCACCGAAGACAGTAACGCCAAAGACACCTGCTAAGCCAGCTCAAAAAGAGGAAGTAAAAAGTCCAAGTCAATTATTGAACCTTCTGACAAGAGGAGATATAACGACAGAGCAATATTGGAAACTGATGGACAAATGGACAAGCACATTTAAACCACAATAACTCATTGACATAAAATATAAAATAATTTATAACACAATAGATAGCCACTGGTACAAGCTAAAGATTAAAACGGAGGATTTAATATGGCTGTAGTACCATACGTACCAGGGGCAATAGATTACTCTAGCGAAGGCAGCAGCAGATATACTAAAGAAATATATGCTAATGCATTCCTGAAAAAGTACTTCGCAAGTACTTGTCTCACAATGATTGCTAATCAAGACGTAGCCAACATAAAAGAGTTAAAAGGTCATGGAGACACCGCAATCATAAGAACAAGAGTCTCACCAACAATCAAACCATATACCCGTATGGGTGTATTAGAACCAGAACAGACAGAAAGCCCGCCTGTAACTGTCAAAATTGACGATGGGGCATATTGGTTTTCAGTGCAAGACAAGGTAGATGTGCATCAAAATGATGTTGATTATATCCCTCAAATGCAAGAAGACGCTGCTAAGAATATCAAAATTTATCAAGAAACCAAGATTTTTTCCAATTTATACACTTTTGCACATGCTAAAAATAAAGGTAACAATGCAGGAGTTAAATACGGCAATTACAAATTAGGAACTACAGGCTCACCTGTTGTGCTTAATGAAGCTAACATTGTCAGCAGAATAGTAGATTGCAGAAGCGTTCTGAACGAACAAAACATCAATCCAGAAGAAAGATGTTACATGGTAATTCCAGAAGTTGTTTATAACACACTTCTCGGTTCAGATTTAAAAAATGCAATGTTCACAGGAGACACCTCAACTGCAATTTATGGTAATTTTGGACTTGTAGGAAAAAATATCAGAGGCTTCGACCTCTACATCAGCAATAACACTCCAACGGTTACTGATGGCACGCTTATCGTTTTTCCTATTATTTTTGGACACTCAGAAGGTTTAGCATTAGTCAATCAGATTCAGGATATTGAATATTTTGATAA